CCTGAGTAAAACTTTTACTTTCAAGAGTAAAAGCTAAGGGTTTATCCCTTACTGCTAACAGCGAGCACGCGCCCGCTACTAACAGGGAGGGAGCGAGCGCCCCCGAAGGAGCGCCCGCAGCCCTTTGTCCTAGCCGTTGACCGCGCGTAGGGTTCGAGCCTCGTCCTTCGCGGTGTCAATGCGTGCCTGAATTTCTCCCATAATGGTGCGTCCCAGTGCCGCGTTAGACTTTGCCCCGAAGATATCCCTAGCAGCTGCCAGTGCTTCAGCGGTGCCAAAATCAAGCGTTAGGATAGAGCCAGGTTCGGCGCTCTTTTCTTCGCCGTCCTTCGCCTCTGACTTTTTGATCTCGAAGAAGATCGGAGCGTCACAGGTCCCGCGTAGCGCATCCACCAAGCTCCCGCGCTTTACACCGAGATAGGACACGTCCTCGGGCGAAGTAGCCTTAACAGTCATAGCGCCCCCCTTGCCAGATAGGACCCAGTTAATTTCTGCTACGTACCCCAGGGAAGACAGCGCGTGTGCGTTCCCGTTCTTTTGGGTCACAGGGTAATTTGTCACTTGCAAGCCGGGACCTTGAACCTTCGCCACTTGACTAGGATTGAACTTCTTCAGGGAGCGGACCGCGACGACTGCGACGCCTAGAGCAAGCTGGCCCAAGGTGCTGTCAACGTCTCCGATATATCCCTCTGGAATTTCAAGGGACCATTGTGGAACTCCAGCACTGTCTTTTTGCTTGCCGAAGAAGACCGCGACTCGGTGACCCGCGCGTCCCTCTGTCTTGTTCGAGATCTTTTGGCCCGGTCCGTAGCTGACCTGGATCTTGAGGGTAGAGCCGTCCGAGTTTCTAAGGGCTGAGTACTCGGGAACCCTGCGGAGTCGAGTCGTCATTTGCTCTGAGACTTTCTCCAGTAGGGCAATGCGCTTGCCGCTCTCGGGTCGTTCAGTCGAGGATGGGAGGTGTCGAGATTCAGTCTTACCGGTCTTTACTTTGTTCTTAGTAGCCATTTTTGTTTACTCCTGAGTTTTACCTTTGAAAGTAAAAGTTATTTATCATCCAGTCGTTATTGACTGGACCTAGAGTATAGGCATGGCAACAGGAGAATGTGAAGTAAAAGTTTTGTCTGGTAATTGTTAAGACAATTTGACATTTGCAAAGCAATGGATAATGAAGTGCAGGACCCATATAGATACCCGCGCGCGTAGGGGATGGCCTAATCCCTCATGGGTTTACCTACAGGAGTGTAAGTAGGGTCAGTGTGACACCCTTTTCTCCAAAAGGTCACTTTACAGAAACTTAACAGTCAACATTGGCACGGCTATTGCTTACAGTACAGGTAGGGGATGCTCTAAGTACCTGGAATCATTAGGGAATATCGTAAAATCGACTCTACAAAGAAATAGGTACTAGGACATAGGTAAAGGCCTAGAATCCACGTATGAGCCTCTCAGGGGCCTCTCCGTCGATTTAGCAATACATTGGCAACATTTAACTGTCTATTGATACAACCTGGCATAGCACTTGCAAGGGGAGAAGGTAAGGCGATAGTCGGGGAGTCGCGCGCGAGGGGGGGCCAGGGGGCGACCCTGGGAAAAATGAACGACCATTCAGCGCAGCCAGGAGGCTACTGACAGTCTTGTAAGTAGGGGTTTCGTAGTCAGTTGACTACAGAAGGCTAGACCCACCCCCCCGGGGGGTCAGTGGAGGCTATATATATTTATGCCACCTACGCACGGTAGAGACCCCACTACACTGTTGGGGTATAACTCTATGTATATTATGGAAGCGGAGTAGGTGATGAGTGATGAAAAGACAGGGATGACAGCCTATAGGTTTGCTTTTAACGCAACTGCAGTAGGGAGGAGTCCTGATGATGCCTTTGAAGAGCTTCTAAAGGCTCTGAAGGAGGACCCAAGGGAGGCTATTCACGAGGAGGTATCTTACGCTCCCTACGATTATTTCTACGTAGAGACTGAAGAGGCTGCTGAAGGTTAAGCAACGCTTAACTTTAGGGGGTTGTACAATTAAACCTGGCCGTACGTCTTTCCCCCCCTGCACCCCCCCTATCCCTGAAGAGTAATATTTATTATTAGAAGTCTAGACTGCTAGGTTCTTAGGATTCTAGATATCTAGACTACTAGGCTCTATTACTTCTAGTTCTAGACTACCCCGCCCAACGCTCCCTTAGCGTAAAGACATAGAGAGTAGTCGTCAACGGGGGTTGGTCGTATTTTCGTGTGTTGACTATGACGGCGTATTCGTTTATAGTTGTTCTTGTCCGCTCTCCTGAGCAAGACACCAGCCTAGACGGTCCTCCTGGGGTAGCTCCTCAGGAGGACTAGGTTGGTCTCTCTGGGGGGGTGTTTTGTAGGCTGGTCTTCTTCTGAAGGCTGTTGTTGTTGATTCGCCCTTTTGGGTGTTTGCAGGAGTTTGTCTAGTGGATACGTCAGATCCTCATTTTATCGCTGGTTATATATCTTCAGTTTGGAAGGTTGGTTTAGGGAGGTCTTCTTCTCTTCCTGGTTGGATTGAGAAGGCTCAAGTTGCTTTTCCTTCGGTGGATTTATTTGAAGAGTCTAGGAAGGCTCATCTTTGGGAGGCTTCTAGGCCGAGTAGGAAGAAGAAGGACATCAGGAGGTTTCTCACTAACTGGTGGTCTAAGGCTCAGACTTATTCAGAGAAGAGGGGTGGAGAGACTGTTGTTGTCTCTATTGATTCTATGAGGTGGTTAAAGAGGGCTGACAGGTCTCCAGAAAATAATTTGAGTAGGTGGTTGAAGGACAAGGGTGAGTTGAGTCCTGAGTTGATTGAGAAGTTCTGCTCTTACTACGGGGTTCCTCTTCCAGACGACTCTCCTGCTGTAGTTTCTTTGTACAAAGAGAGGGGGGCTAGGTAATGGGCGCTGCGTATCACCCTCCTAGCTCAAGCACAGAGTGGAGTACCCCTGAGTCTTTCTTTAAGAGGCTAGACGATGAGTTCATCTTTACCCTCGACCTCTGCGCTACAGAGGACAACGCGCTATGCGATGCCTTTGTAGACAAGGAGGAGGACTGTTTGTCTGTGGAGTGGGACTGGGTTGCTCACGAGCCTCATCGCTACACAGCCTGGATGAACCCTCCTTGGGGGAGGGGCGTTGGTAAGTTTGTGCAGAGGGCTTACGAGCAGAGCAGGAAGTACAGCCTTCGTGTTGTCTGTCTCCTTCCTGCAAACACAGATACAAGGTGGTGGAGAGACTGGGTGTGGAGAGCCTCTGAGGTGAGGTTTGTCACAGGGCGTCTTCACTTTGTTTGCGAAGACGGGAGGACAGGCCCGTGCCCTACTGGGGCCTGTGTTGTTGTTTTCGATTCCAGGGTGGGTGGACCGCCTAGGTGTTCTTTGATGGAAAGGGGGGTGTGATGGCTTTTCACTCAGAAAAGGCTGTTCTTTCTCTCTGTCTTAGAGATCCAGTCGTTGTAGACGAGGCGGTCTCACTTAGTCTCAAGAAGGATCACTTCACCTTTCCTCTCTACAGACTTCTCTGGGACGCCTTTGTTGAAGATAGGGGGCGCGGTGTTGGCCCAGACAGGGCAACTATCTGTGACAGGTTTAACGACAAGATTGGAGACGGTAAGCCCTTCTCTGACTGGGGTCACTTCACGAAGATAGTAGATGAGGTTGAGAGAGTCCCTGCAGTAAGGGGAAACGTAGAGCACTACGTCACAACTATTGTTGAGGCAGCTAGGCGTCAATACATCATCGATACGGCAAGGCGTATCCTTGACCATGAAGAGGGAGGATCCCCCTTCTCTGAGATACTGAGAGTAAGCACTGCTATCACGAATGCTGCCTCTTGGACGCCTGAGGGGCGCTCAGAGCCCCGTACAGCGCACGAGATAACAAAAGACTACCTGGAAGACCTGCAAGCCCAGAGAATGGGGTTAAAGAGCAGCACGCTTGTTGTTACTGACATCCCTGCCCTTGATGACATCCTCAGGATTAGGCCTGGGCAGATGATTATTGTGGGTGGCAGGCCAAAGATGGGCAAGTCTCAGCTGATGTTCACCTTGCTGGCAAACATAGCCAAGGCAAACGAAGCATCTACTCTCGCTATTAGCGCTGAAATGAACGAGGCGCAGATTGGAGAGCGGATTGCCACCTCTGAGGCAAGTCTTGGTTTGAGCGTTGAGGATCTAGAGAGAGCTACCGAGAAAGTTTTAAGCAGGTGGGAGGGGGTTCCTGTCTACTTCGATGACAAACCAAAGACCCTCGGTGGAGCTTTGATGTCTATCAGGCTCCAGAAGAAGAAGAGAGACATCTGCGCCGCTGCAGTGGACTACCTTCAGCTCCTCAAGCTCCCAGAGGCGAACAGCCGAGAGAGACAGGTGGCTGAGGCTAGCTCTGCTTTCAAGAGATTGGCTATGGAACTGGATATTCCTATCTTTGTCCTCGCTCAGCTCAACAGAAGCTGCGAGTACAGAGAGAACAAAAGGCCTATCCTCTCTGACCTTCGTGACTCAGGGCAGATTGAGCAGGACGCTGACGCTGTCTTGTTTGTTTACAGGCACGCCGTATACGCTCAAGACCATGAGCCTGCGTCTGACGCCGAAATCATAGTCAGAGCACAGAGGAATGGCCCCGTAGGGACCGCCCACTGCACCTGGGAACCGGGCAAAGGCTGGTTTAGGGGGAGGGGATGAGTGACACACTTCTTATGCTCTTCAGTTATCAACCAACAAAGTGCGTCTGCTCTATTGACGATTTGCCAAAGAAGGAGTGGAGGATGTTTGCAGCTAGGACCTTCGCCTCGTCAATAAGAAAGGGAACTGGGAAAGGCCCCCTCCTTGTCTCGTCTTGGTTCGCCCTAAGAGCTGGAAACAGGGGGTGGATGAGCGACTTTAGACGGTGGGCTAAGAAGGCTCACGAACTTGGCACGGTAGACAGGGAGCTGCTTGACTCAGCCCTTTTTAGAGCTGCTTCGGTAAAACTCCTTAGAGAGGAACGACTTCACGCCTCCTCTCGCCGCTTTCGCATTGAGTTCGAGGAGACGTTTGGCTACCCGCTCTCAAAGAGCCCCCTTTTGCAGGAGATGGGGCTTTGAGAGTTTTTGTTGGTATAGACCCAGGCATGACAGGTGGGCTTGCTGCTGTAGACGAAGGCGGCAAGCTTCTCTCTGTCATCGCCATTCCGAGAGTTAACGGGAGCACAGGACCTCAGGACTACCACGCCATTAAGGAGTGGTTTGCTGGGGTGAAGAAGCTGGGGAAGGTGGAGGCTGCTCTGGAGAGAATCTCAGTCAGGCCAGGGGAAGGGGTCAAGAGCACGCTCACAGCAGGGACAAACTGGGGTTTCCTCAAGGGCATGCTCGTAGCTATCAATGCTCGCTACATCGAGCCCACCCCTCAGTCCTGGAAAAAGGCGCTGGGCCTCCCCAAACGCTCTGGCAAAGAGAGGAAACAGGGAAAGCAGGATGCGGTGGTCCTCGCTACTCAGCTCTTCCCCGGAATCAACCTGACACCAGGGCGGAAGAAAGTGCCTCACGATGGGATGGCCGATGCTGTGCTCATAGCTGAATACGCAAGAAGGACTCTTAGTTAGACTTTTTAAGCTCTAGCCGGATAAGCCTCGCTAGATTCTTTAAGTTGTCCTCGTTGCTTAGGTCTGGCCTGTTGTGCTTCTTGGGTATGGGGCCTTTGTACTTAGAAGACGCAGGCGGCAAGGGGAGAGATGATCGGACAGCTTCGATCTTCTTCATATCTCCAGGCTTACCCTTATTCTTTAGCTGCCTAGAGATAATAGATAGCGCGTCTTCATAGCTAATCATGTTCAGTACATCCCAGAGAGCGCGTCTTCCATTTTGCCAGCCACGCGAGAGCCCTTCTTCTTTTCAACCTTCTTCTGAGCCTTCCTCACCTTGCGGCGCATAGGCTTGCGAGGAGGCATAGGCATAGGCATAGGAGGGCCTCCTACGTTTACTACGATTTTAATTGAAGGAGTCTGGGGCTCTTCAGGGTGCTCTTTAGCGTCCTTGATTGCCTTCTCTACGCCCTCAACTCTGTGCTTCTTGGGGATGTGCATTAGTATTTACCCTTTGCCCCACCGGGCTTTAGCTTCTTTCTTGCGGTGTTCATCTTACTAACGGGCTGACGCTTGCGGGACTTTACCTTGCAGGCGACCTTCTTCTTTGTGGTTGATCTCTTCGTAGCCATTTGTTGCCCTATCGATATAGCTTGTTTATTGTGTCGGCATACCCCTGGAGGAGTAATGTTTGATCCTAGCGAGCTTACAGTAAAGCAGGCCAGAGCACGTCTCTGTGAATTTGACGTTGAGGGCCTTGAGGCGCTTCTTCAGGCTGAGATTGACGGGAAGCATCGCTCTTCCCTTATCGCAGACATCGGTCGAGCTATCGACATGATCAAGACAGCCGAGGAGGCTGAGGTTGAGGCTGTTGAGGTTGAGACTGTTGAGGTTGTTGAGCACTCCCCGCTTGTGCCGTCTGCTTGCGAACCTCCTCGTGCCATCATTCCTGAGCAAGAGTGGTTTCGCTATCCTCGCCACGTCCGAAAAGAGTGGGAGCGTCTCGCCAACGGGATGTTCAGGAAGCGTTGAGCAAGCTCTGCACTGGTTGTAAAAAAGAATTCCCCCTTAAGTCCTTTCATAGAGATTCGAGGAATAAAGACGGGAGGAGGTCCCGTTGTTCATCTTGTGTGTCCTTGGCGAATAGGCTTGCTTGTGACCGAGAGCCCGTAGTCCCTTCTGGGAAGGCAGAGAAGGAGTGCTCGCGGTGCGAGCAACTTCTTCCCCTTGATAGGTTTGGGGTGGCGCGTCGAATGCTTGATGGGAAAAATTCATGGTGCAAATCCTGCTGCTCAGAGGCAACAAGGGCTTGGCAGCGAACAGAGGTTGGTCGCGCGAAACATGCTGAGGCGGTAAAGCGGTACAGAGAAAAGAAGAAGAGAGCTTCTTATGGTGTCGGTTCCTGAGTTTGAGGATGATGCGGCACGGTATGCGTGGGAGGTGGGCCAGCGCTATGAACGGATGGACAGCATGGACAGGTGGCTGTCTTCCGACGATGTCTACACCATCGGCCCACCGATACCCCCTGGAGCGAAAGTCTTTACCCACGAGAAGGCTACGGAGGCCTTTAAGCTAGCCACCGGAAGTGGGTACATTGCCGTTCGCCCTGTTTGCGAAGAGCTTGGCATTGGGAGGATTGCTGTAAGGCGAATCTTTGACAGGCTTTCTGGTCTTGATGTCGCCTATGTTGTCTATCCTGGGAAGAAGGCTCAAAGTCGGTACCACTGTAGGGTGATGCACAGGCGCAGCGTTAAGCTGATCAAAAAAGATGTCCCAAGATGGGTGATGGAGTCAAAGCGTGGCGGGAAAGAAACCACAGCAAAAAACATTCGCGGAAGTGGCTGAGATCGAACTCCTTCAGGAGGAAAACTCAGACTTCACGAAGTTCGCTGAAGAGAATCTATTTATCCAGACCAAGAAGGGCGAGCTTGTCCCCTTTGCCCTTAATAAGAGCCAAATGCTCAGGCAGAAAATGCTTGATGAGATGGACGAGGCTGGCCTTCCCATACGGGTCTGGGAGGCTAAAGCCCGTCAGGCTGGCTGCAGCACGCACATCCAGGGGTGGATGTTTCACCGCTGCATAACAAGGCGCGACGAGGTTGCCCTTATTGCAGCCCACGCAGACCACTCCGTTCACAGCATTTTTACAAAAGCGAAGATGTTTTATGACAATCTTCCCGCCCGCCTTCAGCCCCTTACGAAATACAACAACAGGGCAGAGCTAGACTTTCGAGCCCCCTCTGGGCCAACCGGGCTTAGAAGTCGTTTGACTGTGATGACTGCGAAGAGCGCAGAGGATGCTCGTGGAACGACGGCCCGTTTGGCGCACTTTTCGGAGGTAGCTTTTTATAAGCAGCCAGAGCGCTACTTCCTAGCCACGCTCCAGTCTATGCCTGATGAGCCTGGAACATTTGCTTACTCAGAGTCTACTTGCAATGGGTCCGGGGACTTCCACCACACAATGTACCTGGGTGCTCGGGTTTGGCAGGACGAGCCCTATCCTTGGATGCCCCTGAAGAAGAAGTATCCAGGGGATGAAGATTCGACTTGGTATGCGTACTTCACCCCTTGGTTTATTGTAGAGGGGTATAAGCGCCCCCTTCGTGTTTCAGAGGACGAGTTTAGAAAGTCTTTAGACCATGCGGAGAGTGAGCTTCTTCACAAGTTTGGGGAGTGGATTTCTCTTGAGAACATTGCGTGGAGAAGGGAGACCATTTCCTCGAAGTGCGGCGGCTCGGTTGAGAGGTTCCATCAGGAATATCCAAGTACAGACGAGGAGGCGTTTAGCGCATCTGGCTCTCCAGTCTTTGACCGAGATGCTATTCAAGATCAAAGGCGAGTCCACGGCTGCTGGTGTGACCTTTGCCTTCCCTACGCAGGGGCGGTCAGGCCGAGTGAGAACGTGTGTCCTCCACATAAGTGGTACGAAATTCGAGACACAAGCGACTATCCGCTTGGTCGGGAAAGGCTCTATGCGACATATAAGCCAACCGTAGATGAGGTTATGGAGGGGTCTGGAAGACTCTCTGTTTGGCGAGAGCCGGTTTTGGGTAGTAGGTATATCGTTAGTGCAGACGTAAGCAAGGGTGTCAACAGTAGGGACTGGGACCATTTGTGCGTCTTTGACTTGGCTACCCTTGAGCAGGTTGCTGAGTGGCGTGGAAAGGTTGAGTTGGATGAGCTAGCCCCCCTTTGCCTGCTTGTTGCTATCCACTACAACAACGCAATCCTTGCCCCAGAGGTGACTGGCTTGGGGGCTGGTCTGATCGCCCTTCTTGAGCGGTCTAGATATTGGAACCTGTATAGACGTGTAAGCACGGATGCGATTGGGGGGCCAACGGTTCTTCTTGGTTGGGACACAACTAGGAAGACAAAGCCGGCAATGGTCGGGCTTATGCAGAAAGCCCTCAAGGAGAGCTATGTAAAAATTAGGTCTAGGCAAGTCCTTGATGAGATGGAGTCTTACACGCGCACAGTTCTTCACAGCAAGGATGGCATTGACTCCCTTCAGGCAAAGATGGCTGCTCCCCCCGGAAAGAACGACGACGCCTGCGTTTCAGCCATGATCGCTAACGCAGTTGCTCATTACACTCCAGGTGGCATGACCAAGGTCAATGCGGACGAGGTGGACCTAGACAAGGCTATGGATCACAACAGGTGGAGCGATAGCGACTGGGCTGAGTACGAGAGAACTTCGGCAGCTACGCGGAGGCTTCTTTCTGGTCGGAGACGCCAGTAAGGCCGTAGGTCCCCCACCCAACCTTGGCGATTCTGCCTGGGTCTCGGTACACCACATCGTGGACTATCTTGTGCGCTAGGCCGGTGTCTTCAATGATGTCCTTGAGCCTCATCTCTCCGTTCTCAAAGAGGAGCGCTTCGATGGTCTCTCTGGCGGCGTCTCTGTCAGCACTAGTGATTGCGCCCTTCTTCTTTTCGAGGACCCCCTTCGAGCTTCCGTCTTCACTTACAGATGAGCCTGCCGCAGCCAGTTGACGATCTCGTTCTTGCTTTGTGTAGTAGCTCTTCCCCTTAAGCTCAGGGCTTGCAGTTCGCCCCCAAGTTCCCTTTACGGTTAGGTCAGCAGGCGCAGACGAGAAAGCCCGCTTAGCCCCCATGCGACCACAGAACCAACAGTGGACATCTCGGAATCCGCCCTCTTTGCTCTTGTTGTAGATCGCAGCCTTTGTGTGCCAGTCAAAGACGCGCCCACATAGTTCGTGAGTACACTTCATGTCATAAATGCGCATTTTCTTTCCTATCTTTGGAATCGTCCCATTACGGCTTCGGCGCTAGATGGGGCAACCTCACGAGGCCCTGTGCCTGCGAGTGGCTCTCCCACTGCGCCCATGCCGGTGTCTTCCACTCCCTGAACCTGGGGATCTTCCATTGCTTGTCCAGCAGCCCCAGCAGAAATAGCAGCCCCTTGGAGCTGAGATAGAGGCCCAACCAAAGCCCTCTTATCTTGTCGCCACACCCGGAAAGACTGATCCATAAAGTTCTGGATTGCATCGGGGGGGAGAACCCCACCCTGAACCAAAGGAGCAAGGGTTGCGGCAACGCCCTGAATGGTTTGAAGAAGCCCCATAAACGCACGCTGTTCTTCAGCGGGGTCTGTGGGGATTGTAGAGCCAGCCTGAATGTCTACATCGTAGTAACCCTGGATGTCCGCTGCGGTGAAGGAGATGAACTCGTCCTCGCCAGAGTCTCCGTCAATTCGCAGGTAGCGCACCTCGTCCCAGTATTGGCGGATGATTGCCAGCATCTTTCGTGAGATGTTTGAGATGAACTTCTCTGTAGCCTCAAGGCGCATACCCACTCGACCCTTAGTTGCTGCAGAAGCGATGGCTACCTCAGTAGCGGTAGTTCCCTTTCGGCTAGCTCCTCCGCGCTGGAAGGAGTCAATCCCAGAGATCTCGTACATAAGACGGGCAAGGCCCTGAATCACCATAGGGGTGGTGCTGGGGGGAGGCGCTTCAGGGAGGATCATCAGAGCATCCTGGATGCGGGCAACGCTGGCAGGAACCTCTGCAACAGCCATGTCCTCCTCTGACTCAAGGAGGGAGGCAAGTTGCCCAGACTCAAGAGATCCAGGAGCTGCAATAAATTTGCGCCGGGAGGAAAGCCGATGGTGACGAAGTATGTACGCCCACTCATCGTTAAGCCGTCCAGCAATGTCCTTGATTGAGCAGAGGTCAGACACCTTGGTGCTGTAGAAACTGTTTGGGACATCGACAAATCGTATAACTTCGTAGGGGTAGCCCTTCATTTCAATGGGGTCAGGGATGTGCCTAAGGATTGAGTCTTGAGCGTCTCCCGTTCCTGGGTTTTTAATCATCCACATGACGTAGCGACGAAGCCCGTCCCCACTGTCTCCCCAGTATCTGATTTCATAAAGGACGACGTACTCAGGCTCAGTCTCAGGGCGAGAGCCGTTGCTTTCGGGCGAATGCCCAGACAAGGACGACGGGATCGCCTCCTCCAGCCACGCATCTGGCTTGAGTTCTTTTGGAACATTAAACCTGTCGTCAGCCCTTAGGTCGTCAAGGCGAACAACCATTCTTTCGCAAACCCAAGGGCACTGCTTAAGCTCGGTATAGCCAGGGGGGACGATCAGGTCCCACGGGGCAACCCTCGTGAAGGACGGATTGTCTTCAGGCCCCTCCTCAAATGACATATTGTCATCGGCTAGAAGCCTCCTTAGCTGCCTCCTTTGGTCGGCGTTTAGCCCGTTCTCATCCTCCTCCCCAGGAAGGGGCTTTTCTGGCCCAGTGTCATAGTCTTCCTCTGTATAGAAGGAGCCACTTCCGTCATACCCAACCTTGGCGACCCCCAGACCGAAAAGAATTGTGTCGAGAACAACGCTCCTGGTGGTTTTGTTTCCATCAATCTCTCGCCAAACGTAGTTCAAGGCGGTCTCTGCGATTCGGGCAGACTCCTTGTCTCCTGGTCGTCGTGGCTTTACGTAGATGTATGGGTTGGCAGAGATAACCCCTGGAATGATTGTGTTTGCATTGGCGAGAAGGAAGTTGAAGTTAACTGTTTCGCCATCTTCGTAATGGAGTCCGTCAAGGTCGCCATGTGAGCCATCCCCTTCTGCGGAGTAGGCTTGTTGGACAGAACGCCAAACCGGAAGGTGGTTTTCTTCTAGAACCCTTTCCGATCCCTCGATCTTTTCGACCCAGTCTGAGATTTGAGAGTTGGAAAGCTGAAGTTTTATATTTTCGTTTGGCATGGTCTTGATGGTACTTGACAAAAGTTTCTGGTTAAACTCATATCCAGTGACGCAATAATGCGTTTGGAGGAACCATGACAGCAGAGACGCCCATCGACAACTTTGAAGAGACCCTTGAAGAGGACAACTCTGAAGAGATCGGTAGTGAGGCTGACGATGCCTATGGTGAAGAAGAGCATCTATCTGACCACACTGAACCTGAACCTGAAAGCGAAGAAGGAGATTCTTTCTGGGGTGGAAACCCCGAAGACCTTCCTGAGGAGTTGAAATCTTCCTACAAGAACATGCAGGCTGCGTTTACCAAGCGTATGCAGCGGCTTTCTGCTCTTGAGAATAAGTATTTCGACTCTATCGACGCCGCAAACGCTGCCGTGCTTGCGCGCCAGCAGGTTCAAGAGCCCGTTGAAGAGGCTAAGGAGGACTCTCCTCCTGACCTTGCCCAAGGGGCTAAACCTGAAGACGTAATCTCCTATTACGTTGAGAAGGAGGTCCAGCGCCGCCTTGAAGCTTCTGGCATCAAGGACTTGGCTCAGGAGATGCAACCTGTTGCACATCGAGAAAGGGTTACGGGAGCTTACCGAGAGTTTGCCTCTGCTTCTCCTGACCTCGATCACCAGAAGCTTGCGCCCCTTACTGGTCAGGTCATTGACAATGACCCTGAACTAAGTGAGTTGGCTCAGGTCAACCCCGCTGCTGCCATTCGTCTTGCTGCCCGTGTTGCACAGGCTGAGATGAAGGCGGCTTCTACTAGACAAAAAAGTCGAAAGCGTCGTCAGGCTGCTCCTGTGGCGGCTCGTAGTGGGACTGTTGTTAAGCAGAGACGAGAGTCAATGCTTGATGCAGCCACACGAGCCCTCAAAGAAGCTGGTTTGAATCCCGACAATTTCTAATTAACAAGGAAATATCGTGGCAAATCCAACAGCTACAATTACTTGGAACCGGGTCTACTCGACCACCGCAGCGGCAGAGCGCTCTACGGTGGCGATGGAGATCGTTCAGGCTAACCCCCTCCTCTGGCACATGTATCGCCAGGGCGCAGTCATCTACGAGGGAGGCACTGAGTGCCGAGTCCCCGTGGTTCTTACCGAGTCTCAGAACATTGGTGCCATTGGCACTTATGAGACTTTCTCTACCACTGCGGAAGATGGTCCTACCAAGGCCCGCTACCCGGACTGGTACAAGAACCGTGCTTCGATGGTGATTGACAACACTGAACTTGCTCAGAACCGTGGCAAGTATCAGATTGTTAATCTTCTTCAGGCTAAGCAGGCAATCTCGAAGATCAGCATGATCAACGACCTCGCTCGCCAGCTTTATGCAGACAACGCGGCTACCCCGAAGGAAATCAACGGCCTTCAGTCGATGATTGAGTTTGCGGCTGCCGCTGCTCAGGGCAAGACCGTTGGCGGAATCCCCAAGGCTGGCGCTGCTGGTGGTTTCGCAAACTGGGTCAACCAGTACGGCGCAATCACAGCCTTCGGCACTGACGGCCTGGATGTCTGGGAAGAGGTCTACATGGACTGCTCCAAGCGGGGCACCCATCCTGACATCATCCTGACGGACCCCACCGTGTACCGCTTCTTCAAGCGACTCGTTGCTCCCAACCAGGAAGAGCGAGACGTTGCGATGTGGAATCAGGGCTTCGAGAACCTGCTCTTCAACG